ACTCCGGCTGGACGAGCAATACGGGCGCGAGCGGTGGCTGATACCTCGGTGGCGGCACGGCGTCAAGCACAGTAAAGTTTGACGCCGGCTATACGTGGTATCCGAGTTGGTCCTATCCGGTCTACTACACAACTCCCGCGCGACCGATCAAGCTCACGCTCTCAGAAATCGACAAACTCCGCAAGATGGCGAAGGGCGACAAGGCGATCCAGGCCATTCTCGAAAAGTTCACCGACCAGATCGAAATCGCGGTGGACTTCAAGTAGGCCGATGCCCTTCGATGCCAATGACCTCGCTGCGCGCTTACTACATCGGGAACTCACACCCGATCGGTTGTTGAAGTTGCGCCGACACCTCGCACGCGATCCGTGGGTGAATCCGCCCGTCGTTGATGCCGCGAAAGTCACGCAACTCCTCGAGGCGATCGAACAGCATCACGACGGTGGAGTGAACGCGCGAGCGTTCGTGCATGACGCACTCGTCAATCAACCTGCACGCACGATCCCTGAACTACCCGCCGACATCGCCGAAAAGGTCGAAGACTTCAAAACGGCTCGTGCCGCGAAACAGGCGGCGCCGCGATGAAGCCGACGAAGAAACCGATGGTCATCCTGAAGCCGGATAGCTACATCGGTCAGCAATTCGCCGCGTGGTTGGGACACCCAGAAGTCAAAGCGGAAACAATCTGCGATGATCTGCGCGGCGTGTTCACAATTCGCGTCAAGCACATCGCGGTCGAGTTCCCGCTGCCGGCGTATCGGGAGTTGAAAACCTGTGACGTTGATGACATGCCGACGGTGTTTGAATCCTGCTTGAGTCGCTGATGCCTGCCAAATCGGTTGCTCAGCAACATCTCATGGCTGCCGCCGAACACGGAGCACAGTTCCCGAAGGCGAAAAAACTCCGCGCCTCCATGACATTGAAGCAGCTCGCGGAATACGCCCGCACACCGACCAAGGGTTTACCACGGCACGTCGCGAAATCCTGAATGGCCTCCGACGCCGAAATCCTCAAAGTCGCGAAACAACGCTTCAAGTTCGCGAACGACGCGAAAAAAAATCAGCGCGATCGTGAGCGCGAAGATCTCGGCTTCTACGAAGGCGATACGCAGTGGCCGAGTGATATTAAGTCGCTACGAGCCGGCCGCGGCGCAACCTCTGGATTGCCGGCCGTGCCCGCGCGGCCGTGTCTGACGATCAATAAAATCCGCGATCCGATTCGTCGCATCCAAAACGACGAACTCCAAGCGGACCTCGGCATGTCGGTGATTCCCGCTGATGACTTCGGCGGCGACATCGATGAAAACGAAATCGAACTACGCGAAGGACTCGCGCGCCGAATCCAGCGACAGTCGAACGCGAAAGACGCGCGCATGTGGGCGGCGAATCGCGCCGCGATCTGCGGCACGGGCTGGTATCAAATCGTCGCGAAGTGGATCGAGACGAGCGATTCGTTCGATCAGGAAATCGAATATCTCCGCGTCTACGACCAGTTCGGCGTGCTAGAAGATCCCGCGCACGAACAACCGGACGGCTCCGACATCGAGTTCATCTTCAAGGGCCGCGAAATTCCGTGGAAGCTCTATCAGGAGTTGTATCCCAAACTCGCCAACGAGCAAGACAACCCGCTCGCCAATGGCGCGATGTCCGATTCCGAGTTTGCCAGCTTCGAGGTGACCGAACCCGATTGGGTGCATCAGGACGGCGAAAACCGATTCGTGCGCGTCACTGAATACTGGTATTACGACCGGGAACGCTACGAAATCGTCGCGTTGGATGATGGTGCCGGAGGCGTGCGCGTCGTGCGTGCATCCACCATCGATCCCGCCGTGCTGAAAACCTTTCCGAAATACGCGCGGCGAGAACGCATCGTCAAGAAGGTCACACGCTGCGTGATCGACGGTGTGCATGTGCTCGAGCAAGAGGACTGGCCGGGGAAGTTCATCCCGTTCGTTAAAGTGGTCGGCGAAGAGGTGCATGTCTTCGACAAGGAACGACGCTACGAGGGTTTAGTGCGGCCATCGCGCGATGCACAAAAAGCATTCAACGCGATGATCAGCAGCGCCGTGGAGACGATTGCGCTCGCGCCGAAATCGCCGTGGCTGGCGCCGTCGCGCGCCGTGGAAAATTTTGAATCGTTATGGGATCAGCAAGCCGTGCGGAATTGGCCCGTGCTGTTCTACAACGACATGGACCCGAATACGGGCCAACCGATTACGCCGCCGCAGCGGCAGATCGCGGAGCCACCGATTCAGGCGATGGCGGCGATGTTGAGCGCGTTCGATCAGGCCATCATGCAGACGATCGGGCAAGCGAATCTCGCGGATACCCATCCCGACGTGCGATCAGGCGAGATGGCGAGTCGGTTGATCGATGAAGCGGCACGCGGCACGTCCAACTATCTCTCGAACCTGATTCGCTCCGTGCATTACGAAGGCACGATCGTGAACGACTTGCTGTATCCGATTTACGGCAAGCGCAAGGGCCGGATTCTGTCAATGATGAATGGCTCGCAGAAGACCGAGCGCGTGATGATGGCGACACCGTTCGTGATAGCCGAGAACGGTATGCCGCAGCGGCACGATCCGATGATGAATCCGCAACACGCGGAGATGGAGCCGAAGACTTACACGTTGACCGAAGACGGTTCGTTCAACGTCGCGATCGAAGCGACGAAGTTCTACGAAACCAAACAGGCCGAACGCTTGTCGCTCATGGCTGGACTGATCGAGAAATCGCCGGAACAGCTCGCGATTATCGGCGATCGATTCTTTGAACTCGCGGGCGATGAAGACATGGCGAAGCGGTATCGCGCCGTGCTTCATCCTGCCGTCGTGGAAATGTTGCAGCAAGGTCAACCCGTCGATCCAAGGCTTAGGGAAGCGATGCAGCACGGCCAGATGCTCGCGCAGGAGATGGTGCAGCTTAAGGCCGACAAACACGCGCGGATCGAACAGGCGCAAATCAAGGCACTCGCTGATGCCGCGACGACCGATCAGGACAACAAGACGAAGCTGCAAATCGCGCAGGGTGACAATGCCACGGCCATCCTGATTGCGGAATTGAAGAATCAGATCGCTGAGCAGGGTCAGCAAGTCCAGATGCTCATGGAAGCGGAGAAGGCGCGGCAAGAGGAAATGCGGACGCTCGAGAAGTTCTCGGAAGAACGGCGTCTGATGCAAGAGCACGCGCACGATGTGGGGATGGCGAACGTGGAACACGCGCACGCGAAAGACTTGCTTTCACATGAAGCCGCCGTGATGCCGGCACCGTCAACGAATGGAAGTGGCGAGTGAATCGTCAGTCGGATTACGCTTACCTTCATGCTATAGCGTATGTGGTATTCGTCGATTCTCTCGCGGCGCGCGACATGTATCTGGCGAACCATTTCCAGATAGTTCCGGTCGGAACGATTCCAATGTTGCATGAAGTGTGCAGATGCGACGAAAGTCAGTTGCGAGAAAAAGCGGCACTGCTCGCGCAGGCGCTACCAGTCGATGTCGAACTGGTCGCGGTTGATACATCGCCACTGGCTGGCGTCGACTACAACGCGCGAATTGGTCCATTACGGATGGTGGTCCATTACGATATTCAGACTGACACGATGAAGTCAGCGCTCTGCCTCTACGCCAATAAACCGACGAATGGAAGTGGGGAGTAACGTGGATACATCCGTAGTCGAGACTACGCCGACCGTCGAAGCACCACCCGCCGTTGAGGCGCCTGTTGATGCACCGTCTATTGCGGACCATGCCGCACAATTCGATCCGGCACAAAAGCCCGAAGAACAATCGCTCACTTCCGAGACGCCGCGTGAGCCATCGACTCCAGCGCCCACGCGCGAGACCGACGCCGAGAGGCAGACACGCGAGCCGAAACCGCGCGCCGCCAAACAAGTCGCTTCGCGCGAGGATGTGCCGCGCATTCAGGAGCTGACGCGGAAACTACGTGAGGCAGAGCGCGAGCGCGACGAATGGAAGTCTCGTCATATGGCGCCGGCCCAGCCAGAGAAGGCGGCTCCATCCGTGGCCGTGCCGCCAGTAGCGGACAAAGAACCGCAAGTCGAAGACTTCGCCAACGACGCCGATCCCCTTCGCGCCTACACGAAAGCCATCGCGCAATACACGTTGCGGCAAGAAATCCAGCAGGCACAAGAGGCGGTCCGCACGCACCAACAAGCCGAATCGCGGCGTGCTGCGACTGCTGAAAGCGAAAAAATCCGAACCGCGCTCAGCGAAAAAGTCACTAGTTACGAGACGCAACATCCAGGGTTCTTAGATCGCTTAGAGCAAGTCGAAGATATCAAAATGCCGGACAATCTCGGGCATGTCATTGCCACGCTTGACAATCCGCCGCATTTGATGGACTATTTCGCCACTCACGTAGACGATTACGTGGCCGCGATCGGCTTCGCGGCATCGTTAGACTTGAGTGAACAGTCCGTAGCACTGCTACGCCGCTATCTGAATCGCTACTCGCGGGCTATCGACGCGCCCCAGAACGGGGCAACCGGAGCGCCGACCCCCGCACCGTTACGCAGTCTGGCACCCAAGCCCCTCACTCCGGTGGGGACAGGGCCGTTAAGCACAGGCGACGATCCGACCGGCGAAGCGGGTTCTATCGCAGAACACGCCAAACACTTCGGGCCAAAAGCCAGACGCCGCTAGGCTCCGTCGCCAACTTGAGGCTCTAAGTTGGCAAACACATTCATCACCCCGAATTGGGTCTCCACCGATGTGGCGATGTTCTGGGACAACAACATCAAGTTGCTCCGACTCGCCGCTATGACCTACGGGTCCGAGTGGAAAGACAAACCGGATGGCGCGCAGATCGGCTACACCGTTCAGCAGCGCATCCCGCAGCGCTTCCGTGTCAAGCGCGGACAGGTCCTCCAACAGCAGCCGATTCTGAACCAGACGGTTCCGATCTCGCTGACCGACCAGCTCCAAGTCGCGATGGGATGGTCCTCGGCGGATCAGTCCGTCGTGGTCGAAGAGGTGCAGGAACGCTACAGCAAACCCGCCGGACAGGCACTCGCCAGCGAGTGCGATAAGTTCTTCGCGGCCCAGGTCTACAAGTCGGTCTATTTCAGCATCGGCACGCCGGGCACGCCGATCACGAGCAACGATACGTGGACGGATGGCGTGGCTGTCCTCCGCGCGTTCGGTGTGCCGGAACCGCTCTTGGCCGTCACCGATCCCAAGCAGCAAAGCAAACTCGTCTCGTCCAATCTGACGCTGTTCAATCCCCAGCAGCAGATCGGCGACATCTTCAAGAAGGGTCTGTTCGGCGTGGGCGCCTTGGGCGTGGACGAATGGGCTTGGGACGCGAACGCGCCGACGCATACGACCGGCACGTTCACCAGTTCGACGCCCGTGGTTAGCAGCGCGAACCAGACGGGATCATCGCTCGCGATTTCCGGCATGGGCACCTACGCACTCAAAGAAGGCGACGTATTCACCATCGCGGGTGTCTACGGCGTCAATCCCGTGAGCTACGAAAACACGACCATCCTGCAGCAGTTCGTGCTGACGGCGGATGTGTCGGGAACGAGCACGGCCACGCTGACGATTTCACCGTCGATCATCGCGGACACCAACTCGCCGCT